TTGGGAATCCCATTAGAGTTTCGTACAAAGACGGAGGCGCGTACTTGTTCGTGAAATTCCCTTTCATCGCAAGCAAGACCTCGCGAAGCTGCACAACCTTCTTCTTGTCCCCGTTCAGATAGGCGTTCACCCTTTGCATACTCGGTGTGTTTTGATCTGTAGTTTGAGGAGTGGGCAACAATGAATATGCGTTCTCTCTGATGGATGGCTCCAACCCATGAGGCGCGAACACTTGACCATCCAACATCAAACCCCAAGTCGGCCAAGTCTCGCAATATTCCACCAAAGAACCGTCCAGACTCGCTTGTGAGTAACCCTGCAACGTTTTCTCCCACAACCCATCTTGGTTGAGTCTCCCGAATGATGCGCTTGTACTCTGGCCATAAATCACGCTCGTCAGTAGACGCTTTACGCAATCCGTTAGTGCTGTGAGGCTGACAAGGGAACCCCCCCGATAGGACTGTGATGTTTTCAATTCCTCTGCTTCGAATAGACTCACCTGTGAGGTCATGTATGTCCCTCCACCTTGGTACATCTGGCCAGTGCTTTTCCAGAACCTTCGTGGGGAAGTCTGCCCATTCACACTGACCCACCGTCCGAAACCCCGCCCATTCAGCCGCCAGGTCGTTTGAACCGATACCGCTGAACAGGCTGAAATGATCCAGCATTTGTTTCTCCTTTACGAACCACTTGGATGCTTTTATGTGTTACTTTGCCATGAGAGTTTGAAGTGACACCCCAAGCAATACCTGTAGTTTTCTGACATCGTCCCGTGTTCCTGGAGCTTGTTCGCACCGTTCCCACTTACGATAAGTTGTCACTTCGACATAAAGTTTCTTCGCCATGAATGCTGTCGTATATCCTTTTTCGGTCCGGATTCTTCTGAGTCCATATAGCAGATTCGGTTTCATCGTGTGCTTCAACCTCCATCATTTGATTGATTTGTGCTTGGAGCGCATCATAATTCTTTCTTGGCACCATTTCCCGGTCAACTTCACCTGTTGAATAAAAACATCCGGCAGGATCGGCAACGGCAGCAGGATGACCGTCAATCGTTTTTATGATGTACTTGGTCATCAATCCACCTCCTGCAGCTCCACCACGATTCGAGGTGTGTTGTTGTCGGTTGCAAACCGGTGAGTGATTCCGATGATCTCTTTCCAGCCATCGTTTTTGATAATCTTGGCTGACTGCAAACCGTCAAGCAGGTATTTGAGTGCCGAAGCGATGTTGTCCGGATCACGCCGACGATCCTTTTCAATCCATAGCACGGATACGATGATTGGTTTTGTGATGACGGGTATGTGTTGGCGTTTGGCTTCATTCGCGCAAAATGCCGTGTAGGATCGTTTTGTTGTTGCGGAACCGTAACGATTACATCTCGCCTCGTTCATTGCCTCATTGTAGCCAGGGAGGATTCCTTCGACGATGTATGTATGCGTCATCTCTCCACCCCCGCGAACCGTTGGAACTTCTTAATGAAAACCATGTTCGCCGTTCCTGTCCGTCCATTCCTTTGTTTGGCCACGATGACTTCAATTGGAATCACCGGTTTCGATCTGTTGTCATACTCGGCTGCATCATATAGAAAGATCACATTGTCCGCGTCCTGTTCCAGCGCTCCCGACTCCCGAAGATCTGTCAGTTTGGGACAACCATTCTTCCGTCCCTCTCGCGTGAGTTGTGATAATGCGATGATTGGCAATTCAAGCTCAAGCGATAGGAGTTTGAGTTGTCGGCTGATATGTTCGATTTCATGCCGCCGTGATTCATGTGATCCTGTTGAAACGAGCAGCTGCAGATAATCGATGATCAGGAGATTGACTCCACCTGTTTCTTTAAGCCGTCTGCACTTGTTGCATATCTCCTGAACGGATGTTGAAGTGTCATCAATGTACATGGGCATCTTGTTGACGGTTCCGAGTATTCCGGCCATTTCAGCCCACACATCAGCGTTCATTCCTCTGCCGTCTCGGATTGTCTCTGCATCGATTGACGCCAGATTGGAAATGATGCGCTTTGCCACTTGTATCCGGTTCATTTCTCGACTGACCAACAAGACAGATTTTCCGGATCCGGCAACATTTACACCGATGTTCATGGCAAACGCTGTTTTCCCGATTCCAGGTCCTGCCGCAACGATTGTTACTTCACTCTTCCGGATTCCGCCAGTGTTCCAATCCAGATCTCGCATCCCGAACATCATTGGTTTGTCGTTGTCGAGCCGGTCAGCGTCCAATTGGTCAAACACTTCGCCGACGATATCAGATATTTTCTCGTTCCGTTTTGATGTGCGTTGGACATCGACAACCAGCTTTGCAGCGATGTACTCCTTGACTTCGTCTGGTGATTGAAATGGGATGCTCTGGATTCCTGTGACGATAGACTCCGCAAGTTTTCGCGCCTTCCGGATGGTTGACTGTGTTTTGACGATCTGCGCGTGGTGCCTGGCGTTTTGGATAAACCCGTCATCGGTGAGTGCTGCCAGTTCGTCAATCTCTCCACCACCCGCATCAGAAATTGCTATTATGTCTATTAGCGTGTTTTTATTGTATAGTTTGGCGGCTGTGGCGAATGCCTGTTTCAGTTTTGGATCATCGAAGTCTTCAGCGGTTAGTGTTTCCATCAGATGCGGCGTGATTTCCTTGTGGGCATCAACCAGGAGTGTCCCGATTACTACCCGTTCCGCTCCAATCTTCATATCCATGATTTGCCCTCTCGCTTTTCTCGACGTACTTTCCTGTCTCTACATCCTTCCTGTGCCAGTTCATCAATGTGGCCTTGTGGCTTTTGTATTTCTTCTTGGCCTCCGCCAATTCGATGTATCCGTTCAACCTGTCAACCATGTGATTGGCTCGTTGTTCTCCGATTTCGGTTGTCATGGTTTTCCATTCGTCCGGTGTGAGTCTTACGTGTTGACCGTGACCAATTGCGTCTGGGTTTGTCCACGAAGTTTCCATATATATCTTCTTTATATTCTTATCATTCTTGTTTGTGTGCTTTTGATGTTCTTCTGATGTGCTTTTGATGTTCTTTTGATGCTCTTCTGTTGTGCTGTCCTCCTGCCAAACGTTGTAATTGACTATGTTTAGCACTGTTCCTTTGCTGTGTCTTTTTACTGCCAACATTTCGTCCATCACGAGCCGATCCAAAAACTGGTGAACCTTCTTTCTTGACCATCCCCAACGGGTGGATAAGAACAGTTCGGATGTATAATTTTCGCCTCGTTCAACGACTACAGGATGACCATCAACAGATATTTTTCTGGGCGCATGATTGGCAAACAGGATGAGGTCTATCCACGCTTGCCCTCTGGAAAATGGTTTTTCTTCCCACGCCCAGTGCGAAAGTATGTTTCTATGAAGTTTGATCCAGCCTTCCGCCATGTTCGTTCTCCATCCTCATCTGCTTTGGTGGCTCTCTGCGTTCTGGGTCTGGGCTGGATGGGCAGAACTCCGGTTCCACCCATCCATCCAGTTCCATACGGTTGCAGCCGAGGCAATCTTTACACGCCTTTATCAGCATTTTCCGGCACCTTTACCAGGCAGAACACCTTCACGTCATCCAACATAACGAATTTTCTCGTATACATTTCTGAATGGGGTTCTGTTGAAAACAACGGCAGCAACCAAGGAATGGCGTCAAATGCTTCTTCCGTCATATGGACAGTACATCGGTCAACGCTAAGTACGCCATTGTCATACATCCTAACCAACCCACGGGCCATGATGACGGATTCAGACATTGACTTTATGCCCCCCATGATCTTATCTGCTGATGTAATTATCTTTCCGATATCTGCATTCATTTTCGTACCCCCTTAATCGTCATATCAGAAAGGAAGATCGGCATCGTCTTCATTCAGGACATAGAATCCGGTCCCCGTTGAATCAGTTTCTGCCGGTGCTGGCTTGTATCCGTCATCCTTCACGGTGCGGCGCTTGGGAATTTCGATTCCCTTGCGGATTGCTTCAACGCTCCTGATCTGAGTACATTTCACAGAAACGCCAATGTCACCATTGTTCTTCCGGTATTCTTCTTCTCCGAACACACCGCCGAATACCTTCCCTTTAAGCGCCGCCTCTTTCCAATCCCACTTGTATCCATTGTTGCTCGATTCAATTCCAGCGATCATGCCCTTGAAGAACGGGAGTGACTTTCCTTCCGTAAGTTGCCGGTATGTTCCGGTCCACTTTGCATCCTGTCCAGATGCCTTTTTGCGGTCAAACGTGCGCTGGTAGTATCCTTTGTGCGGTCCTTCGTCGATGTCAAACAGAACAATTAGCAACGGGCTTCCACCGGATGTCTGTGACTCGGTTGCTTGCCTAATGCGGCAGACGTATCCACCTGGCTCCAGTGTTTCAAAGTCACCGGTAAACGCCTGTGTGCTTTCGTATCCTTCAGGTTTTTGCATTTGATTCGCCCTCCTTCGGCGTGTTGGTCAATCCCCAGTATTCGCGGATGGTGGTGTCTACATATTTGAGGTCGTTGTCGATTTCAAGCGGGAACATCTCCATAGGGCTTTTAACAGTGTCTGTGCCATCCGATTGAGTGGAGAAGGTATATTTTCCATTCTCCGTTTTTGCTCTCAACACAATCGAAAACAGCCCCTCTACAGTCAATTGATCATCAAGCATCTTGCCCACTGTCTTGGCCTTGATGCCTTTTTCTGTTGTCTGGGTGTGGTGAAGAAAGTACACGATGCAATCCGAGGGAGTGTTCTTGATAACAAAATCGATAACGCCCTTAAAGTGCAGCGCCATGTCAGTGAATTTTCCGTATCCAGTTTCCTTGGCCTTGTCGAACATTTCAAATGCCATCAGGTACTGGCTGTCATCTATGACATAGGTTTTCAGCTTTGGTTGAGACAGCACTTTCATGATGGTGGTGTATGTCGAATTGTCGATCTTGATCAGCTTTTTCCGGAATGGAAGCGGTTTGCTGGCCACATTGAAAATTCCAACCTCTGAAGGTTCAAAGTTCCGCATCGAAGTTGATTTTCCGCTTCCGCTTTCGCCCAGGATCATTACCGGAATCCCCATCACTCCACCTCAACCACAAACGAATCCGGACGCATTTCTGCCGTTACGCCTTCGACAACGATTCCGCTGTCCGGATCAATAACCTTTCCATCCTGCACAACTATGATTTTTTTAAGATCAGCCCATTTTGGTTTGTAGACGGTTTCATACATGCCGGAATAGTTGTTGGACTGCAGCCACGCTCCCAGCACTTTGTCATCCCGATTGTACTCAGGTGTTCCGAATTTGCGCTTGAGAGTTCCAGACGGGAGTTTGTATGTTGCCTGTGTTTTTGTTTGCTTCATAGGCACGGTTTCGGCGTACAAGCTAAGAAGTCCAATCAGGTTTGAGGTTTCGTGTTCGGCCTTCTCGCGCAACTTCACCAGCTTGTGTTCGTAATAGGAGATCATGGTCTTAATGGCCATTTCCTGTCTGGAAAGCTCTGCGCGACGGTCTGCAATCTTCTTGATGGCCCATTCTGCCGCACTGTCATCATTGATGTGAAAGCCGGGAACTTCTCCGGTATTCTCAAACTGTTCATCGATTTCGTAAATAGCGATTGCTTCCATGTGATTTCTCGCTTCCTCCGTGGTATACTCACGGTGTAGATTTCTTTTTGTTGGGGCTGATTCGGAGTGCTATCCGATCAGCTCTTTTCTTTTCTTGCGAACCGGTATCGGCCGATCCTGATCACCCTGATCCTGCTGTAGTGCCTGGCGCTGTCGTATGCCCATACCGCAAGGACAACCAGAATGAACAGTGTCAGTATCATCAACTCACCCTTGTTCATATCCAGACCGCCTATCACTCTTTCGTACAGCATGGTATGGTCCCCTTTCCCAGCTAAGCCGCTCCTTCATTGCCTGCTCTCCCTTGATGAACCCTCGATTCCAGCCGGTGTGTTCCCCCTTTTCTCTACCGGCTTCGTATCCGTCCTCGCGGCCCTTCATGTATTGCCTTGTGGCTCCTGCGGCCACCAGCGCGGCCCCTGCGGCAAGTCCGACCCCAAAGCCGATACATGCGGCTGGCATGTGTTGGAAAAGGTAGACATAGATTTCATGTATCATCAGGACACCCCCACGCCATTTTTGATGGCAAGCTGCTTGATGATGGCAACGGTGCCTTCAATGAGCCGCTTGTTCTCCGATATGGCATCCAGCGCATTGATGGCGTTGATTTTGCTTTTGCTTGCGCCTTCGAGAGCCATGCGCTTTTTGATGTTTGTGACTCTGATGCTCAGGTTCGCGCCAAGACGCTTGTCAACAAGCCTGTGGATTTCTGACCAAACATCCTTGATGTGTTCAGCTCCACCCGCCTTGATAGCGATCTTGTTTACCAGCTTCGCGCAGTCCTCGCGCCATCCGGTAGGATCAAGGGAAATGACATCCCTCATGTCCTGCATGTTGTGCTGGATGGTTTCGATTTGAACCGCCTGTTCCCGAATCAACTGCTCTTGCTTTGCCATCTCAACCGCAACGCCAGCGAGAAGTTCGATTTGTGTCATTGCCTTGCGCGGCTGTTCACTCCGCATGGCCATTTCAATCAGCTTTGCGCGGGTGACGGCGTCATACCGGGCCGCCAGCTGAAGGATGCCTTCGCGGGTGAGGATGTAGCAGGGAAGCTCTTTGTTCTGTTCAGTGGTGTATGAGGACAATCCAAATTTGGATTCACCGTTTACTCCGCCTGCTTCAAGCTTT